CTTTTAGATATTTTCGTCCTGTTTTTTCTATAAAATTTTTAAATGGTTCAACATCTGAGTTATAGGCAATTCCGCCTAGTTTGTCATAAGCAAATGTAGTTGTGTATCCCCATTTTGTTGTAGCAATCTCTGGATCATCGAGATATCGTCTAGCGACCGGCAACATTGAATTTGCCAGTACAGGATGAAATTCTGATAGAATTGCGGTAGGAAAATGATATTGTATCATGTAGGACTTGACGGATTGCGTATTGAATCAAATGCATGAAAATAATTTGGGCCAAATACTTTTACATAATGTAAAAAAACTTGAATACATTCTGAACCGGTGAAGCGTTCTCTCCAGTGTTCAGCTGTCATACCTTTATAAATCATTGCTTCGCCGGGTTGCAGGGTAATGCTAGCAGACGAACCGTCGGGTTTTTTAATAAAAATGGGCCAAGCATCTCCGCTAATGTTGAGAGTAACACTTATTTCACACGACTCGGCATCTATATGAGGTTTAAGTTCTGCCCCTAATTTATACCATCTTGCGTATGCGTATGTAGGGTAGAGGCGCTCCCCTACTAGATCATTCATAAGGAAGATTTTTGAGCGTAATAAGTGTTCAGCAACTTTCCAACCGTATGCCGCAGGCGACCCTGGGACTTGTGTATCTGCTTTAACAAATTTTTCTATACAGTGTTTTTTAAAAGATTTTGCAATTTCTGCTGTTGCACCTGGATGCAAAAAATTCTTTACTACAAAATAATTGTTTTCTTCTAATTCATCTTTGTAGGTCTTTTGTAAAAAAGAAACATCCGAATATACAGTATGACTAGTTCTCATGGATTATCAAATTTAAATTCAATAGGGCCAACCGGCTCATCGGGATCAATTACACACCACGCATCGCTTTCCGGCATGCACCAATATGTCTCTCCCCCGACGCTTATTTTTGATCCCGCCGCAGGATGAAACATTATTTCATCTCCAACTTTAACAGTCATTGGAATTAATACTCCTGTTTTTTCAGAATATTTTCCAGGTCCGGCTGCTACGATCACACCTTTAGATGTTTTTTCGTCTTGTGATGCGATTGGTATGTATATACCTCCTGCTGTGGCTTTTTCAGCTTCTACTCTTTTAACTAGTAGTCTATCATGAACTGGTCTTAATACTGGCATTTTATATTTCCTTTAAATTAAATCTACTAAATCAAATACCGTTTGTAATTTAGTACGAATAGTTTTTGAACTAAAACTATTCCGTAGACCCTGATGTAAGGGTTTAGGAGCACGATCCATAGTTGCCCACGACCACCCTTGATGCTCATCGCTTAATATTGGAACAAATTCTGAATCAATTACACACAGGTAGGTGTGGAAATTAAACACGCGATCGTTGCTGACAAAGGTTTCTAAAGGAATAGTTTTGATTATTTTAGGATGACTACCAATTTCTTCGGAAATTTCACGCTGTAGGCCCTGCCACGGAGTTTCGCCCGTGACGTTAGTACCGCCTACAAGTCCCCAGGTACCTTCATGTTTCCCTGTGGCCTTTTGTAGCAGTAAAAAACGTCTTGTAGATTTGGCATAAAATAATGCTCCGCTACAGACTATTTGCTCTTTTACAATATGATTTTCCATTGTGCGGCAGTATATTCACCCTCGAAGCTCTTGACCCATGAAACGCCGTTCCATTTGTACTGAACTCCTGTGTATATATTCGTCTGCCATATCATAGTGTCGTGTTCTTGATTGCTGTTAAAAATAACATGCCAAGCTGTTCCGGTATATTCTATGATATCGTTAGCGTAGGCTACTAACGGTCCCCATACAGTTGACGGAGAAATGTTGACACTACTACCAATGTCTTCTATAATAAGATAACGTCTACCTGCTGTAACATTAGCGGGTGTGTAGGTCTGTGGATTAACAATAGCGTCAAATGTTCCAGGGCTATTTGGTCTATAACTGCTAGCGGCATTGTAATGGGTAACATCCGTACTGAGATATCCGTTACTATCAATGCCAGTGTTGCTAGGGTAAGTATCTGGATTGTAGTTAATCTGTAATAATTTTGTGTCTAAACTATTAACAGCTATAGTGCCTATTACATAATTGCCGCTAGGCTGTTGCAGATAAATTTGGCTAGATCCTGCGTTATACTGTCCGGGATATTGCTGGAATAATTGGCTCCAGTCAACTGGCGCACCGGTACTTGTGGGAATATCTAGTGTAGGAGCCAGTGGAACATATCCATCTGTACTATCATACAATCTAGCCTGTCCATTGTAGACCTGTATTGTGTATCCGGTAATTGTAGTAGTTTCTGTTGCAAGTAACTGCCCAAGACTAGGAGTAGAGCCATCTGTTTGTAGTGTAGGATCTATACCAAGACCTTCTATATAGCCCGAGGGATATGTGTTCGAACCTTGATATATATTGCTGATAATTTTTGTAATGACGCCGAGGTGTTTTACCTTGACCGGCGGACTGATCCAGATAGGTGATTCTAAACTTAGGCTAGCAACATCTATCGCTGTATCTGTTCCCTGTGGAACTTGTCGACTTGACCAAGTAGTGTCAGTTAGATTAAGCACACTAATACTGGTCCAGTCAATATAGTTGTCTGTGGTTTGTATTTCTAAACTAGGATTAAACAAGACCAAGATCTGCTCCATTATCTGTAGCTTCTGATCAGTGCTCGAAGCCCATATATCACATTTCATTTTTAAATTAAACGGAGTAGGCATGAGTCTTTCTACTGTGTAATTACGCCCTTGGGCGGAAGTATACTTTCCTGTAGAATTGTTAACATCTCTCTCACGGAAATGCAGTTTGCCTACATAGGTCTGGTCGGATAGCCTGTTACGATCTAGTTCAAGTCCTGTTATATAAACTGAAATACGTGGTATGTTACTGATACTATTTTCTGAATTTTGATTTAATATACTAGCAACTTGGCGATCTGCATCTCCGTAAAGAACAGGCACTTGATGTAGTGTGCCGTCGCCGTACTTGACAACAAAATTACTGAATACACGAATCGTCTGTGTAAGATATCTACGTATCTGACCGTCATAAAACCATTGCATTAGAAGTCCGCCTTAGGTCTGAGCGCAGTTGATAAACTTGATCGTTCTGCTTCTCTTGTGTTATATAGTGTCACCGACCATTGTCCTGTTATAGGTATGGTCTGTTGAACGCCATTTATTATAGGTAGATTAATTTGCAAGCAAGCACTAATAGTGCCAACCGGACTAGTATAGTTGTATGAACTGTACAAGGTTGTTGGGTAATCACTTAAGGCGAACCCTAGTGTAGTAACCCCGATCTTGATTACAGCATATTTGGCTGTGCTACCTGTAGCAAACAATATTCTCGTGCTAACGACTGTAGCATTAATTGTTAGATTAATAACATCTGTAGCCACTTCACTATTATAAGTGTAATTGTTATTATTGATAAAGCTGGTCTTGAGTGTGCTTCGTGCGTCAGTTTGCGTCATGTCCATACGTACTGCATCCTCTACTTTGATCCAACTGTTGCCTTCAAATCTAAATAATCTATTAGGTAAGAAATCTGTTCTTAGATAAAAATCGTTTTGACCTGGATTATCTGGAAACTGAACTCCAAATCCAAATGCATAGCCGTTAACTGGGTATCCATCACCTATTAGGTAACCAGTGTATCCTGTTCGAACAGGAACACCGGCATTTTCATTAGCGAGATAATTTATCTGACTAGCATCTAACGATGATTCATCTGCTGTTTGTACCACAGGTTTGCCTGTTGCAGGATCTACAGCCAGTGTATAAAATTGTCGTGTTTCATATCCGCTCTTAGCCGCGTCTGACTGGGCTTGCGCCACTACTTGATTGTCTACATTCAGTACAGTATTATAGTTACTAAGCAAATCAGCTAGAGTATTATTTGCGCCAATAACTGGATCGCCGTTGCTGTCTGCTAACGGAGCATTAAAGATAGATGTAAACTGTTGTTGGTTAGCTACTTTCTTAAGTTTTAATCTATAAAGATGCGGAATCCAAGTTACTGAAAATCCTTCGCTTGCACGACCGACGTCTGTTACCTGATAGTATCTAGGCAAGCTAACATTATAGTTGTTCAGAGCAAAGTCATCACGTAAGTGTGGTAATTCTAAAACATCGCCTGTGATAGGTTTACGTCCTAGTATTTTCTGTATATCATTAATATGCACAGTCATGTAGACTGTGTCATTTTCGATAAAAAGACCAAACTGGCTAACATTAAAATCAATATTTTGTACTTGATAAAGTCCACGTACTCGATAGATTTCTTTATCATAGGTACGATCGCGATTTTCTAAAAATAGCAGATCTTGTATATTAGTCACGCTAGTATTAGCATAATTAGGCATAGCCGCACTAGCATTTTCAGCTGAAGTATTAGCACCTAGGTATTTGTGCCAATAAACGTCGGTTCCGCCCACTGTGAACATCTCACTAGCTTGACGGTCAATGAACTTGTAGTCCTTGCCTTTTTCTGGTTTGTATAGGGATAAGCGTGGCATAGTAACATATTTATCGATAGCTAAATATAGTACGAGGACAAAAATATGGCAGATTCACTACCGTCAAGTACCCAAAGTACATCAACTCAAGAACGTAATAAAGTGTTTGATTATGTCAAACTCATGCTGGGCGATGGTATGGTTGAAGTAGAGCTAGATCCAGTACACTACGAAATGGCCCTAGATCGCGCTCTGAATCGTATGCGCCAGCGTAGCCCTAATGCTGTAGAAGAAAGCTATATGTTCTTAGAATTAATACAGGACGAAAATGAATACAGATTACCTGATGAAGTTATCACAGTCCGTCAAGTTTTTCGTAGAGCTATTGGCTCAAGAACTGGTATTGGTGCAGGCGGTACTTTATTTGAACCGTTTAATCTAGCCTACACAAACACTTATCTAATGTCAGGTAGCATGATGGGTGGTCTAGCAACTTATGATGCCTTCGCCGGCTATCAAAAACTAGTAGGACGTATGTTTGGTAGTTACATAGAATTCCTTTGGAAGCCCACCACGCACATTTTAAATATCCTACAACGTCCGTTTGCACAAGGCGAGCAGATCCTAGTGCAGACCTATAACTATCGCCCTGACTGGGTGTTGCTACAAGATCCATATGCTAAACAATGGCTACGTGACTATACCCTAGCAACCGCAAAAGAAATGCTAGGCGAAGCACGTAGCAAATTTGGATCAATCTCAGGCCCAAGTAGTCCTGTAACACTCAACGGTACAGCTCTAAAGAGCGAAGCTAAAGAGATGATCGAAAAATTGGATAAAGAACTAGAGACTTTGGTTCCCGGTGGTTCGGGCTACTACTTTGTATTAGGTTAAAAAATATCTTGACCCCTGTAATAAAAGTGTTATATACTAGCACTACTTACAGGGGTTTCTTATGATCATAGGTGTGTGCGGTTTTATCGGTTCTGGCAAAGATACTATTGCCGATTATCTTACTAACTTTCACGGTTTTCGTCGAGAATCGTTTGCAAATAGCCTTAAAGATGCAGTTGCCCACGTGTTCGGCTGGGACCGTACTATGCTAGAAGGCC